CTAGCGATGGCGGTATGATTGGTGTTGGTCGTACATCAGAAGTTACCCGTGATGAAGTTAAGTTTACCAAATTCATCATTCGTCTTCGCAATAAATTCTCACAGATATTTGACCATGCTTTGAGAATTCAATGTGTGCTAAAAGGTATTTGCACAACAGAAGAATGGGAAACATTCAAAGACAAGATTTACTATGACTACAAGAAAGACAATAACTTTACCGAATTGCGTGATGCAGAATTGCTCCGCGAAAGAGTTAGTCTATTGCAACTTGTGGATCCATACATTGGTCATTACTACTCTGCTGAATGGGTAAAGAAAAAGATTCTGCAATTCACCGATGAAGATATTCAAAAGATGGATAAGCAGATGAAAGAAGAATCTGATGCTGGTGTTGGTCAACCAGTTATTACTCAAGGTGAACAACCTGAGATAACATCCGAACAATACCCACCAGAAGATAACACAGTTGAAAAAGGTGATTCAGAATCATTGACACCACAACTAGACCAAGATGTTGAAAAATTTTCATCTAAACTAAATAGGCGTTAATATGGATATTAAAACTTTTATTACTCAAGCAATGAACGGTGAAGCTGGTGCCGCCAAAGATACTTTGAACGATTTGCTTTCTGCTAGAGCATTTGAAGCATTAGATACTCGCAAGCAACAAATTGCACAAACACTTTACGGTGACGATGAGCAAGAAGCTGAAACCGTAGAACAAGAAACGGAAACTGTAGAACAAGAATGAAGTCTTTATTAGAATTTAAATCTGCCGTCAACGAAGAAAAATCAGACTACTCAAAGTTTGATGTTCTTGTTCGTGCTGGTTTGGCTAATAAGGCACAGATGCAGCGTATCCATAAAATATTGGATAAGATGCAAGAAGAAAAACCTGTGTTTAATAATGCCGACCGTGCGATTCTACAGAATATGTTCAATCGTATGGTAGATTTGGTTTCTAATAACAAACAGATTTTTACTCAGGCTCGTAAAGCGGTAAGAGAAGATATCAACGAAGATACTTCCAATCCTCCATTTGTTCTATTGTTAAAGCGTAAAGCAATTCGTTTGTATCCTGATGGAACAAAAGTTGCCTTATATTATAATGACAAGATAGATAAGTATTTTTCTTTGCCTTATGGTAATGCAGTTGATGCACCAATCCAGGCAGAAGAAGTTGAAGTAATTGAAGAAGCGGTAATGGATCAGTTACATAAAATTGTATCAGCCAAAACTGGCGATAGTGTTAAGTTTGGTAATGGTGTAACAAGAAAGATTGACCACTTTACTGCATCTGCTATTACACAGGTACACAATGCACTAAATGATGCCAACAAAAAGAAGTTGGCTGATATGGTGCATAAGAGTCCAGAACACTTAGCTAAAGTTGCTGACTTTGCATTCAGCAAAAGAAAATGAATTTCTTAAAACTATTAGCACAGAACAAATTAGAAGAGGCAAAGCAAAGTATATTTGACCGCCTAAATGAGATTGTTGCACAGCGATTGAAAGAAGCAAAGCGTTATGTGCAGGCAGATGTGTATGAAGAAGTAGAAGAACTTGATGAGGTTGCAAAGAGAAATCCAAACCTTGTTAAGATGGGTAGAATCACAAAGATTCGCCGAAGAATTAGAAGAAATGCCAAAGGTCGTATTGTTGTGCAGAAGAACAAAAGACGCTCAGGCATTAAAGGTTATAGAATTGTAGGTAACTCTGTAAGAAGAATACCTGCAAATGTTAGATTACATAAAGCACGAATGTTGAAACGTGCATGGAAAACAACTAGACGATCTAAATTGCGCCGTTCGCTATTGAAAAGAAAAATGTCAATGCGTAGACGCTCATCAATGGGACTAAGATAAAATGGCATATGAAATTACAAATTCAATGAGAGGTGGTTCAGTTATTCGCGTGGTTGATCCAGGCACCGCGACCATCACTCTAAATGATCTAAGAGCAAATGCTTATACAGAAACAGTTACTGCTGCAACAATTCGTAGAGTTGCATGGTCAACAAACGGTTCTATTTCTATCGTAAGAAATAACGTACCTATTTTAATGTTGCACAATGCAGGCGAAATGAGATTCGATGAAATGGGTTATGCTGTAGCTAATAACAACAACCAAAGTATTGTGATTACAGTTACAACAGGCGGAACTCTTGTTATGGATATTTCTAAAACTGCTACCTACAATGTAGCACCAGATACAGGATTCTCAGTATGAAACTTATAACAGAAACTATTGATGATGTAAAGTATCTTACCGAAACAGCAGAAAACGGTAAGAAAAAATTATACATTGAAGGAACATTCCTTGTTGCTGAACAAGTCAACAAGAACAATCGTATGTATAAAATGGATACGATGCGCCGCGAAGTGCAGCGTTATGCAGAAGAATACATTAAAACTAATCGTGCCTTAGGAGAACTTGGTCATCCAGATACTCCTTCTATTAATCTAGAACGTGCATCGCACAAAATCATTTCATTGTCCGAAGATGGCAATTCTTTCTATGGTAAAGCACTTATCTTAGAAACACCATATGGACAAATCGTAAAGAACTTCATCGACAACGATGTGAATCTTGGTGTTTCTTCTCGCGCTATGGGTTCACTTGTTCAAACAAAAGAAGGTTACAATTTGGTGCAAGATGATTTTAGACTTGCAACAGCAGCAGACATTGTAGCCGATCCTTCTGCACCAGGTGCCTTTGTTAATGGTATCATGGAGAATAAAGAGTGGATGTTTGTTGAGGGCAGATTCGTTGAAGTAGATTTTGACCGAGCAAAAAGGCAAATAAAGCAGGCTTCCAAAGGTCAATTAGAGGAAGTTGCGCTAAAACTATTCGAAAATTACTTGCGTAAACTTTAATTTTTATAAATAAGAAATCATAAGGAGATTCCTAATGGCAACAAATAAACTAATGGAAGCGGCAGCAGAAATTCTTGCATCAAGCAAGAGTAAAGCTGGTGCTATGCCTCCCGAAAAACTACCAGCAGAAATTCACGATGCAGGTGGACCAACTCCACAGAATTATAAGAACGATGATAATTCTGCAAAGATTACTCCATCTACCAAGAGTGCTACTGCTCCAACAACTAAATCTTCTGATGCTTCTCCAGACAAGCAAGAAATGCTTGGCGGTGGTAAGAAGACCATGAAAGAAGAAGAAATTCAGGATGATGAAGTCATTGCTGAAACAGAAGAACAACTAGAAGAAAAGAAAGAATGGAAAGCAAAGATGAAGGAAGATGTTAATGCCCTTTTTGCCGACGATTCTACTATCTCAGAAGAATTTAAAGATAAAGTTTCAACCATTTTTGAAGCCCGTGTTGAAGATCGTGTAGCACAGATTCAAGAAGAAGTTGAAGCAAAGTATGCAGGTATGCTTGAAGAAGCTATCGCAGAAATGAGCCAAGACCTAACCGAAAAGGTTGATGATTATCTCAACTATGTTGTTGAGCAATGGATGCAAGACAATGAACTTGCAATCGAATCAGGTCTACGTTCAGAACTTTCAGAAGAATTCATTGCTGGTCTACGCAACCTATTCGCTGAACATTACATCAATGTTCCAGAAGATAAGGTTGACCTTGTTGATGAACTTGCAGGTAAAGTTGAAGAACTTGAAAGCAAGCTTGATGAGGAAATTGAGCGTGGTATTTCTTATGCCAAGGCTCTTGTAGAATCACGCAAGAATGATATTACCCGTGATGTATGCGAAGGTCTTACAACTACTCAAGTTGAAAAAATCAAATCACTCGCAGAGAGTGTTGAATTCTCCACAGAGGACGAATACAAAACCAAACTTGAGACTATCCGTGAGAACTACTTCCCTTCAGGTGCCAAAAAAGCTACTGAAGACCAGCTTCACGAACAGGTAGAAGAAACAACCAACAATGTTGCTATCAATGATCCATTTGTTGCCGCTGTTTCTAAAGCAATTTCAAAAACTAAGTTATAATAGTAAAACAAGGAGATAATAAATGTATTTGTCCGAAGGTCTACAAAAAAAATGGGAAGGTGTTCTAGAACACGCTGATCTTCCAAAGATCACAGACCCATACCGTAAAGCGGTTACAGCAGTTATTCTAGAAAACCAAGCAGTTGAGATGCAGAAAGAAGCTGGCATTCTTCACGAAGCCGGTTCACCAACAAACTTCGCTGGTACAGGCGGTTTCGGTGGTGGCGCAGCAGCAGCAGGTCCAGTTGCTGGTTTCGATCCAATCCTAATCTCATTGGTTCGCCGTTCATTGCCTAACCTAATCGCTTATGACATTTGCGGTGTTCAGCCAATGACAGGTCCAACTGGTTTGATTTTCGCAATGCGTACTCGTTACACCAACCAAGCTGGTACAGAAGCTTTCTACAACGAAGCTAACACCCAGTTCTCAGGTGCTAACACAGCATTGACAGCAGCAATTCTTGCACAGTTGACCTCTCTAGGTCTTGCTGGTGCAAACACCACAGAAACCTTTGTTAGCAACGCAGCCGCTGGTCCAGCAATGTCAACCGGTTCTGCTGAAGCTCTAGGTGATGGTGCAGCAGGTAACACCTTCCAAGAAATGGCATTCTCAATTGAGAAAGTTACTGTTACTGCAAAGACTCGCGCTTTGAAGGCAGAATACTCAATGGAACTTGCTCAAGACTTGAAAGCAGTTCATGGTCTAGATGCAGAAACCGAACTAGCAAACATTCTTTCAACAGAAATTCTTGCTGAAATCAACCGTGAAGTTGTTCGTACAATCTACGGTGTTGCTAGACTAGGTGCACAAGTTGGTACCACAACCCGCGGCACATTTGACCTAGACACCGACTCAAACGGTCGTTGGATGGTTGAAAAAGTTAAGGGTCTTGCATTCCAAATCGAACGTGAAGCTAACACCATTGCCAAGACAACTCGTCGTGGTAAGGGTAACATTATGATCTGCTCGTCAGATGTTGCTTCTGCTTTCGCAATGGCTGGTATTCTTGACTATCAATCAGCACTACAAGGTCAAGTTAATCTAACCGTTGACGATACTGGTAACACCTTTGCAGGTACCATGTTCGGTCGTATCAAAGTATACATTGACCCATACTTCCCAGCAGGTTCTACCGCTGAATTTGCGGTTGTTGGTTACAAGGGTTCTAATGCATACGATGCTGGTATTTTCTACTGCCCATACGTTCCTCTACAAATGGTTCGTGCAGTTGATACCGGTACATTCCAGCCAAAGATTGGCTTCAAGACTCGTTACGGTCTAGTTGCTAACCCATTTGCTGAAGGTACTACACAAGGTCTTGGTGGTTTGAACGCACAGTTGAACAACTACTACCGTTCATTCCGTATTGCCAACATCATGTAATAAAAAGTCACCGTAGAGTGACCTTTAAAGAGACCTCCCTAAAAAGAGGTCTCTTTTTTTATCTTATAAATAGGATACTATGAGCGTACTAACAAGAAACCCTGCCAATCCAAATCCATTACAACCGAATAAATTTCTGTTGACATTTGGACGCGCACCAAATATGCAATACTTCTGCCAGAATGTAAGTGTTCCTGG